GCAGTGGTAGCACTAGCGGCTGCTGCGCTCTCAGAGGCTGCTGAGGCCGTCTCTGATGCACTAGCTGCTGTAGCACTTGTTGCTGCATTTGTAGCTGAAGTAGCTGCATTAGTCTCTGAGGACGATGCTGCTGTTGCACTTGCTGCTGCCGCTGTTGCGTAGTCCTCAACACCTTGTGCTGAGTTGGCAGCGTTAGTAGCAGATGTGCTTGCTTCACTTGCTTTAGTTGTTGCAGTTGTTGCAGAACCACTAGCACTGACAGCACTAGCAGCTGCTTCACTTGCTTTAGTAGTGGCTATGTTAGCTTGTATTGTAACAGCGGCTATTGTAGCGTCCGTTGTGGAATCGCCAGCGCCGCCATCACCTCTATATATAGCCATTCAAAGCTCCTACTAAAACAAAAGAAAAGGAAAAGGGGACTCCGAAGAATCCCCTATCCGGTTGGCTTAGCCCAATACTGCTAGAGTAAAACCTGCTTCTGGACGCATTACCTGCACACCGTAAAGAGTGTCAGCAGTGTAAAGAGTGCCCAAGAACTCCTGCTTGTACTGAGTCTGTGAACGAACACCTTGCTGCTCTGCAAGAACGTTAGTGTCCTTGTGGATCAGCTGTGCGCCACGAACGCCAGTTTCGAGGGTAGGAACGTTGCTAGAAACGAGAACGTCAACACCGTAAAGGTTACCGATCTTGCCAGTAACAGTGCCTTTGCCGTCAACGAAGTCAGCAGAGTTGTAACGCTCAACGCCCATGATTGCATTGCGCAACGAAGGTGGTACTACGAAAGTACGACCGTCCATAGGAACGTCTGCGTCATCCATCTTCTGAATCAGACCACGGAAGGCTGCGTCAGAGAAAGCACCAATGTCTAGAGTACCGTCAGCGTCATACGCTTCAAGAGCACCAGAAGTGGTGTTGATCTGGAAAGAACCAGAGTTTACGTAGCTAGAACCGTTACCGTCGCCGAAAGACTTAGCCAGTTCAAACAGATCGCTATCTACCTGCTTAGCCAAGCCGTAGCCCGCATCGCCGGTGTAGAACTGACGCAGTGAAGCGAGAGCCTGTACTTCGGTGATGTCTTCGATCAAACGAGAGAATTCGAAGTGCTTGTTGATAGTGATCAGAACTTCTGATTCAACGGTGTTCTGGATGGTTACGGCAGTTCCAGCAGCTTTAGCGTGAGCAACGCCACGAGTAGGCTTAGGAACGTGGATAACGTCACCTTTCTTGCCAGTCATGCTCATCTTCTTAACGGCATTAGCCATAATGAGGTTAGACTGATATGCAGCGATAACTTCGTCACTCCAGATTTCTGGAATAAAAGTAGCTGCGCTAGTGTTGGTTACTGCTCCGCCCATGGCGGGATATACTGAAGTAGTCATAATAATTTCCTAATAAGATTAATTACGGACTCTCCCCTCCTGATACGCTTGAATAATCTCGTTACTCAAAGACATATACCTGTCAGGGTCGTCCCTCATAAGTTTAATAATGTCTGCGCGTCTATAAACTTTACGTGACTGCTGCTCACCACTTCCTTTGGTGTTGCCTGTAGATGCAGTTTTAATAGCAGTTTTACGTTCTGCTTTCTCAGTAGCCGCTGTCTGGCCTACAACTTGTTGACGTTCTTTCCAGTTAGTAAAAAGTTCATCAGCAGCGTCATAGTCATACTCTGCGTCCGCTTGTGCAAAGAGCTTTTGCCTAATCTTTGAAGCCTTAATCCAGTCAACAAACTTCTGGTCTTGTAGCACTGTTTGCATGTCAGGATGACGCTGCTGTAGTTGTCCAAGTGCTGTAGACTTTTGGTATTGCTTAGTAACTGCTTCGGCTTCTTTAATCTTAGGGTGGTTATTAATAGCCCTTTCGACTGCCTTGTCGGGGTCTGAGAAAAAGTCTATTTCTTCGTCAGGTTCTGGTGCTGTTGGTGTGTCGAGTTGTGTCTTTATGTAACTATCAACGACTTGTCGAAGTTCTCCCACTTCAGAACTTTGTCTTCCAAGCAACTTCTCAGCTTCTTGGTGCATCCGTACAATTTCCGTGACGCTCTTTCCTTGGTACTTCTCTGGGATTTCTTCCTCTACCGGGGTTGACTCTTCGGGAGTTTCCTGTAAAGTGTTAACTTCTTCTTCGTCTTCAAGACGCTCGTCTATTAGTGTTGCCATTATTAAACTCCGTGAGTATTCTCATTATGGAGGTAAATTGTGTAAAGAGCTTCTGTTAAGAGTTGGCTCTTCGTTCTTGCTTCAGCTTCTGTTCGCGTTGCCTAGCCCACTTCTCAGTAGCACCTAAAAAATCACCAGAAATGGGATCAAGGGCCGAGCGTACAGGAGATTGAATTCTTTTTGCTATCTTGTTGCAGTGTGGGCATCGAATCTCTCTAGTGTCCGAAGAGACTAGTCTTTCTTCTATGTGTCCACCAGAACATTCAAAATCAAAGAGTAAAGCCATTACGCAGCTTCTTCTAGTTGATCTTCTTCATTTGCTTGTTCTTCAGCTGCTACGATTTGAGCTTCTAAGTTAAGGATGTTAGCAAGGATTGACAGTTGTCCTTTACGGAAGTACAAGTCATTGCTATCTTTAGCTGCCTCAACTGAGTTTATAACAAGAGCGTTTTGCTTTAGATCTTCTTGCAGCTGCTTCCAGCCAGCATTCATAAATAGCTCACGATAAGTGTTATAGTACTGCTCAAGTTCTTTATCCATCATACTGTTTCTCCGCTTAGGACAGTTGGTTATATTAAATATAGTATATATGCTTTTTAACTATATAGACTATTATACCACATTTTCATGATAAAGTCAAGCATTATTTCTTCTTTTTGTCCGATTTCTTCTTCTTGCCAAAGATAGCGTCATAGTTAGCAGCAAACTTCTTTGAGTCTGTATTGCGCTGTGCGCTACCTTTACCACCGTGTGTCTGGCCCTTCATTATTTCTTAGGCTTCTTAGCTTTGTCTTTCTTGAGTGCTGCAATAGCGGCCTTAGCTTGCTTGTCTGTCATTGGCATCTGACGAGCACGTTTAGGCTTAACAGCTGCTTTTTTCTTTGCTGGACGCCCTACTTTAGAACCGTATGTACCTGTACCTTGTGGCATATTACTTCCTCTTAGTTGTTTTAGCTGCTTTTTTAAAGGCTTTAGCAGTTGGAGCGCCTTTAGTTCCGGGTTTTCTCATCTTTTCTTTAGAGCCTGCGGCTATGCGCTTGCGCTTTGCGTGGATGTTGTCATATAAACCAGCCATTACCACTTCTCCTTATCTGCCCAGTACGCTGCTGACATCTTACCTTTGGCTATGTTCTTGCCATGTCTAGCCTTAAAACTAGCTCTTTTGGCTTTCATACGGTCAGATTCACCCGCTTTGGGTTTGCCTGCTGTCTTTGCCCCTTGCTCTCCAAATCGGATGGTCTTGATTTGATCACCCTGCTTCGCCACAACAACGTGACTCTTCTTGGGGTGGCTTGGGGTTCGCTTTGGCTTGTTATACGCACTTACGCCCGCCCTAGCTAGTCTTGGATCTTTTTTTACTGGCATTTTTAACCTCTTCCTTCGCTTTAGCTTCTAGTTTTGCAAGACGCTTAAACAATTCTTCAAACTGAGCGTTGACTTGGGACACTACGTGCTGTAGGTCTTTCTCTGTAATCATAGTGTGTTATCTCCTTGCGGCTGGAAAGTTGCCTGAGGTGTTGCTTGTGGTGTTGCCTGAGGCTCTGGAGCAGGCTGTGGAGCAACATCGCCTTCTTTTACTGCTATCTCACGCTCTTTAAGAAGCTGTTGAGACACCTTTAAACGTCTCTCAAACTCTTTATCGTCTTCTGTACCAGCTCGTAAGTTGGTTGTTACAGCCTTAATGCGGTCAATTTCCAGCTCTTGAGGCATAATCTGCGTTTCCATAGCAATCTTCTGCGCTCTAGCTTGTGATTCAGACGCCTGACCGTTAAGAGCAGCTGTTTGTGACGCTTGGAACTGCAACTGAGCCTGTTGTGCCGCTTGTTGAGCCTGCTGAGCCTCTGGATTAGGCTGATTAGCTTGCTGTAGTGACGCAATAAGCTCTTCACGATTAGACAAGTTCATGTTGTCGATAATTGACTGCACCAACTGCGGATACATTGGCGTATCTGGAGACATTGTTTGCAGAAGCTGTACTAGTTGTGTTACCTCGTACTCACGAGCAATGATTCCTAAGCTGCTAGAGGTCTCAAACTTGTAGTCAGCTACTGGATACATCTCAGGCTCGAACTGCATGTACCTGTGAGCAGCTTTTGTGACGAAAGGAATCAAGAAAGACTCTTGGAAGTTGATCAATGTACGCTTGTGACGCTTGATGATAGCGCCTAGTGACATAGAGATACCAGCAGCAGTTGCATCGCCATTGATAGAACCGGGGATACCAGCACTGTCTATAGCGCCTGTAGCGGTCTGTACCATGCGTTGTAAGGCGTTTGCTTGCTCGAAGGTAACTTGACTAACATTACCAAAGTTAAACGGCTGTAGAACCTCTCTAGGGTCGCCATTGGTGAGGATGATTTTACCGGGTCTAATCTCTGGCTTAGCGCCTCTAGGCATACGAGAAGCATCCATTGCCATCATTGGGTGGATAGTGAGTGCTAGAGCGTCGATACGAGCGCGTAGTTCTGCGTCTAACGCCTTCTGACTGTTATAGCCTTTCTCACATACTCCTCGACCCCAGAAGCGGCTAGGAACAACATCCCAAGGGAATGCAACAATAGGACGGTCGCCCATCATGTACGGGTTTTTCTCAGCTTTAAGCAAAGTACCATCGTTAGCAATAACAACAACAGCTTCCACATAGTAGCTGTCATCTTCGTCTTCAAACTCAACAACCTCTTCGCTATCGTCTTCTTTCATGGCTTCTTCAAGGAGGTGACGAGGAACAAGACCAAAGTACTTAGTCAGTCTAACCTTGTCTTCGTCAAACGAGGTAAGCTCTTGATCAGGCTCAATGTCAAAGTCAGGCGAGGCGTTGAAGATCTCAGCGTCACGGTAGATACCTTGCTCTTGTAGCTGCTCAACAATATGCATTGAAACAAACTCATCAATAGCACAACCCATAGCTTCCTCAACAGAGGTGGCTAAAGGGTCAATTAAGAAGTTCTGAGGCATGACTGGGTTTAGCTTAACGCAGGTGCGGTCCACAATGTTAACACCTACTGCTTGCAGCTCACCGTCCATAATAGGCTGTGTAGCTGGTTGAAACTCTTTTTCTTCTGTAATTACTACTTCTGCAATGCCTGTACCAAACACAGCGGCGTTTAAGATACACTCAGCCACGCCCTTACGAATCCTGTTGCGCTTGAAGTCAGCATAGAGATTCTCACGGAGCATAGCAATGTCTTGAGGGTTCTGATCCCTGATGTCGTCTTTGAGGTCAAACCACTTACCACGGCCAAAGGTAGCTTCTTCTAGCTCTGCTACTGAAGATTCTACAGCTTGTTGTAACGCAGGTGCAATAATCTTAGATCGTTCTGATTCTCGTGTTCTGTCTTCAGCAGACCACTGCCCACGCCACAGTCTGTAATACTCGTCAAAGCGTTGGGAATAGTTCTCTTCAAAGTGGTCGCGCCAAGTCAAGCACTTCTGGCCTACCCACCCCTCAAGAGTTTCTTCAATCATAAACTTATCTTGATTTAGTTCCATATCTAATATCCCGCGTATTTATCTAAGAATTGGTAGTCGTCTTCTTCATAGTCATAGGCATAGGCTATTTTAGCTAGCTGGTCTATATACGCCAGTGAGTCTATCAAGTCATCGTGGACTAGTACATTAGGAAACTGGAAGAGTTCATCTAGGAACTGACTATTCCAACTACCTTTGTTAAGTGTTATTGTTCCGTGTTCAAAGCGCCCTTGCAGCGCCCATACGATTCTATCCGTCTTCTTCTTGTTGCCGTGTGTCAGCTCTTCAATGCGGAAGAAACGTTGATTCTTTTTCATCAAGTCGTTGAGGTAGGGATAGACAGCGTTCTTTAACGCACCCTTCTCAATACCTACTGCGATTGGTTTGTAGTCTCTGACGGCTTCAAAGATTCTTCTGGCAGTCTCTTCGACGCCCCAACGGCCATGGACGATATTAGCGACCCACCAACCGTTCTCGCTCGCTTTAACCACGCTAATTGCCGTCTGGTCAAGTCTTTTGGTTTTAGTAGTGACTTTCTGTACATCTGCAAATCCTGCCAAATCGACAGCAATATAATAAGCACCAACTTGTGGTTCTTCCTCGCTGAATTTAATATAGTCTTCTTTAAATAACTCACTGCCTTGAGCCTCAAAGGATGCCATGAACTCCTGTCTAAAGGAGAACGTAGACATTGACTTCTCTGCTGCCTTAATCTCATCTGGGTCAAGCAGCGGATTGTCATAGCTTGTAAAGTGGTAACCAGCAAAGGTTTCATCTTCAGCTACCTTAGCATACGTGTACAGCTCATAAAAGTGGTTACGTCCCATTGGCGTACCAATGAACATTGCATCACCCTTCTGATCCGCTAGAGCAGGTCTCAGGATTTGCTCCCACACCTCTGGCTTCATGTCAGCGTACTCGTCCATAACCAAGAACTTCAAGCTAACACCACGCATAGTCTCTGGTCTGTCAGCACCCTTCAGGGCTATGGTAGCGCCATTAACCAACTTAATCTGTAGGTTATTAACGTGACTACTGGCTATAACGGAATGCCCCAGCTCTAGCAGCATCTGCCACATAATATCTCTAGCCTGCCCCTGCGTAGGAGCAACGTAGAAGACATGACCTCTCGTGGCTTGTAACGCATTTAGTATCAGACACCAAGCAGCTAGTCTACTCTTACCTGTACGTCTACCAGCAGCTATAACCTTAAAGCGTGTAGGGTCTTCAAATACTTCCTGCTGCCAAGGTAACAGTTCTACCTTTAGATCAGTCACTCAGTACAACCACATTACAGGTTTAGCATTACCGTCAACACTGCGCATATCAATATGGACGAACACACTGTGTATTCCAATGCCTCCAAATCCCATCTTGATAGCTTCCTCAACCAACGCGTACCTTTGTTGTGACGTACTAACTTTAATGTCTGCTGCAATGCCTTGGGCATGAGTTCCTGCTTTCTCCTTCCTCGATTCAATCGGGTGATCAGGGCTACGATAGCCACTGGTAATAACAAATGGGAAACCACACCTAGCTCTTAACAGGTCCAGCTTCAATAGAAACGTATCTTTAATCTCATTCTCACCTGTGTGCTGACAGGCAAACTCTTCTCTGGTGAAGAAGTCTAAGTCTTGGTTGATGTCATACATCTGTGTAGTCTCCATCTTCTATGTCTTCTTCGCCGCCTGCAATAACAGTAGTCTCACCACCAACACCAGTAATAGAGATGTTGATAGCACTCCTGTTGCCTCCAGCCTTATCCTTCTCGAAGTAGCTTACAGGTAACAATCTATCCATACAGAGCTTCCACGCTGCTGCTTGATTCTTATGGTCGTCATCAAGTGCTGCGCTAAGGATACTGTCTAACACCTTCCTACTCTTAGGAGACGCTAACATCCTTGCTTTGTATTCATTAATAATAGCAGCATCACCTGCTGGTCTTCCTCTAACACCTCTACCGCCCTTCTTTAACGAAGCAACAGATTTGTTAGAAGGTCTTCCTGTTTTCTTAGTGGTCACAGAATTGCCTCTATAGTCTATAAAGTTCTGTATAAAGTTTTACCACCTTTAGAGAGACGGTAAAACGTCTTTACGAGAAGTTCTACTAGTAGTTGTTCTCCTTACCTCAGTAACTCTAAAAGGTTTTTAATTAACTCTATAGAGTATATTATAGCATATTTTAGAGCAAAAGTCAAGTACTATTTACTATATAGGTATAAATAATTCTACTGTCTGTTATATCTGTTACTTTCTGTAACACTTGTTACTTTAGGTAACACAAGCCTGTACCTTCTTCAGCGGATTTCAGCAGTCCTAGAGACTCCGCAGCCCCGCCATTATTCTATATAGTTATCAATGACTTAGAGAGGCTACATAGACTCTTTGCTCCCTTGTTATTAATGGTCTAATTTGACTCTTTTTTGTATCTAGGCGGGTACAGTAACAATCTCCGCACACCCCAGGCCTCCCCCGTCCCCTCTAGCATACCCACCCAAGTCTGTCAAGTCTCTGGCCATTCATGAGATCAATAGTGACTATCACTGAGGTTGATGGTGGTCTGTGTTGACAAGTGTGAGTATCTATGGTGGTACTATACAGACCACCTATATCACTGTAGGTTATGGAGACTTGAATCACTATCACTGTAGGCTATTGCCTTATGCTACTGGCTATGCTATACGCGCGCGCCCGCTCTTTATATAGTGTTGACTGGTGGTGTGTTCAATTGGTTATAAGCTTATGCTAAATTGTTATAGATAAATAGTTGACCCGCATTGCAATTAATATATAAT